GGAGCCACTACCAAAAATATAAAATTCAACCCAGTAAGTTTGTAGTAGAGAATGAATTGCTATATCCTGAAGGTTGTGCTATAAAATACATTATAAGACATCGTGATAAGGGAAAGAAACAAGATTTGTTGAAAGCAATACATTTTATAGAAATGATTATGGAGAGAGATTATAATGAAACCGATATTTAAACCACAGACAGAGTGGTTACCTCCACAAGACTTTCCTGATCTATCAAATTACAGTGAGATAGCAATTGACTTAGAGACTAAAGACCCGGACCTAAAAACTATTGGTTCTGGATCTGTTGTAGGTCGAAGTAAGATTGTTGGAATAGCTGTAGCTGTACAAGATTGGAAGGGATACTATCCAATAGCTCACGAAGGTGGTGGCAATATGGATAAGAACATGGTCCTTAAATGGTTTCAAGATGTTTTAAATACAGATGCAATTAAGATATTTCACAACGCTATGTACGATGTATGTTTTATTAGAGCTGCAGGCCTTAAAATCAATGGTACTATCGTAGATACCATGATTGCTGGCTCTCTCGTAGACGAGAATCGCTTTAGATACGATTTAGGTAGTCTGGGTCGGGATTATGTCGGAATAGGTAAGAATGAGGCTGTATTAAAAGAAACTGCAGACCTTTGGGGCATAGACCACAAAGCAGAGATGTATAAACTACCTGCAATGTATGTAGGTGAGTATGCAGAACAAGATGCAGAATTAACGTACAAACTCTGGCAAGAAATGAAAAAACAAATGTATCATGAAGACATCGAAGATATATTTAAATTAGAGACTGAACTTTTTCCTTGCCTCGTCGATATGCGTTTTTTAGGAGTACGTGTAGACGTAGAAGCTGCTCACAGATTAAAGCAAGAATTAATTGAAGAAGAAAAAGGATGCCTACAAGAAATAAAAAAAGCCACACAAGTAGATGTTCAAATATGGGCGGCACGTTCAATTGAGAAAGTCTTTCAAAAACTGAGCCTACCATATGACTTAACCGCAAAAACAAATTCTCCATCATTTACAAAAAACTTTCTGCAGAACCATCCACATCCTTTGGTGAAACAAATAGCTCGTGCTAGGGAAATAAATAAATCTCATACTACATTCATTGATACCATACTAAAACATCAACATAAAGGTAGAATACATGCAGAGATAAATCAGATTAGATCCGATCAAGGTGGTACAGTAACTGGTAGATTCAGTTACAATAATCCAAACTTACAGCAGATTCCTGCACGTAACAAGGAACTTGGACCACGGATCAGAAGTTTATTTATACCAGAGGAAGGCTGTAAGTGGGGTTGTTTTGATTACTCACAACAAGAACCACGTCTTGTTACACACTACGCTAGTCTTGACGGACTCTATGGTGTTGACGAAGTATTAGATGCATACAACGATGGTGAAGCAGACTTTCACCAGATCGTAGCTGAAATGGCTAGTATACCAAGATCACAAGCTAAGACTATAAACCTTGGTTTGTTTTATGGTATGGGTAAAAATAAATTACAGGCAGAGTTAGGTATATCAAAAGAAGATGCTAATGATTTGTTTAGACTTTACCATGACAAAGTACCATTCGTTAAGATGTTAATGGAAAGTGTAATGCGTAGAGCCCAGGACAAAGGTCGTGTTAGAACTTTACTAGGTCGTAGATGTAGATTTAATTTGTGGGAGCCCAACCAGTTCGGGATACATAAAGCATTAAATCATGAAGATGCACTGGCGGAACACGGACCAGGGATCAAACGGGCATTTACTTACAAGGCACTAAACAAATTGATACAAGGATCTGCAGCTGATATGACAAAGAAAGCTATGGTTGATTTATACAAGGAGGGTATCATACCACATATACAAGTGCATGATGAACTTGATATATCAGTCAACAATAATGCAGATAAAATAAAAAAAATTATGGAGTCTGCAGTAGATTTAGAAGTACCAAACAAAGTGGACTATGAATCAGGACCAAATTGGGGTACAATAAAATGAGGATTTATTATGGCTTATTTAAATGCAAACATACCACCAATCTATGCTCAAATAAGAAGAGAATATTTATATGATTGTAAAAAACATCATGGAGAAGTTGAAGACTGTATTGTCTTTGGTCTTAGCTGTATTACAGGCCGTGCTATTTTATGGCATGCTATTATGGAAAACGGTGCAGTCTATTATCGTCTCCCAATTACGGCTTTTATTCAACGTGATTATGACCCCAAGTCTGTTCCCATTAAAAGACTTGATGAATTGGAGCTTTGGAATTCTTTTAGTTATTATCCTGCTGTTAATTGTTGGGATATTTTAAGTGACCAACATGGAAAATATATAGGCAAAGATAAAAAATGGCACGAAGGTAAATATTTATTTACCGTTGACTTTGCACACCCAGAGTCTAATATACTTGACACGGAACATTCCGAGATACCGCACGAACATAAGTGCGCTCACATAATTGCATTAGACGATGGCAATTTTGCAGCACAACCAAACAATAGATGTATATGGGACCTACCTTCTTTCACAGTAAAGGATAATATTCCTGATTGGAAGGTACAAACAAATGAATGGAATGTAGAGGATACAGGTCAATGGAAAACAGAAGACACTGATAAATTCTTTTATGAAATAGAGGAGAAGAAAAATGATTAATAAATGTAAAAATATTTGTTGTAGAATCTGGGCAAAAATAAAAAGTTGGTTTTGGGTTAAAGATTAATGAATTTAGCAGATTTATTAAAAAAAAATTTTGTATTAGTTCCGGTCGTGGCTTCGGTCTTGGTCGGAACTTTTACTGGCGTTCGTTATATTGTTAATCTAACAGATACAATTAATACTAATCAACAAGAAATTGTAGATTTAAAAAGAGATTTAAAAGTTGCTGAAGATAAAATTGTAGATCAAAACACAAGATTAACTTCTGCAGAATCTACATGGCAAATGGCAGAAAATTTATACAGACAATTAGCAGATCAAGTTAGAGAACATGACTATGATATTAAGGATTTAAACAGGTAATGTATGGAGGTTCTCAGGATGAATTATTATTTTACAGGATTAATTATTCTAGCTCTTACAATACTAGCTTTATTTGTAGAACCTGCGTATCCTAGAAACGAATATCTTAACGAGTATGGTGTGCGATGTGGTGAAATGGAAATAAGCACAGAAAGAAGAGATACTGATTATAATTATAGTGATAGTAATACACATGAAGATCAATATCTTAGATTTACTTATAGAAAATATTTGGGCACAGACTGTAAAACATCAAAAGAAAATGTAGCAATCAAACAACAACTAGAACTAATGAAGATGTGTGGTAGAGTTAATAGCAATCCTAGTTTAGCATTAAATGAAAACTTTGCTTTACTTGTATCTAAATGTAGAGGCGTAACTCCTGCAAGAGATAATACTAGACCTGCTGACTCACAAAGTTTGTGGGATGATATGAAAGATGAGTATAAAAAAGAAAACCCAGAGGTCAATTTAATGGGAGATAAGTTCATAAATCCAGGAAAAAGCAAATTGAAAATGCCTCCAAAAGATTATATACTGCCTCTACCAAAACCTAAAGATGAGTAAACCATTAAAAATATCAGAAGAAGCAGCGGTGCAAATGCCGATGAAGACAGTTGCCTCATTGATCGCAATGGTTGCGATTGGGACCTGGGCTTACTTTGGATTACATGAATCATTAAATCAAACTCAAACAAAACTAGAGTTGATGTCAAAAGATTTAGAAGAAAATACAGAGTTTAGAATAAAATGGCCACGTGGCCAATTAGGTGCACTTCCCGCGGATAGCGAACAATACATGATGATCGAGGACTTATATAAGACCACAGACAAATTAGAAAAACACATAGAATCTATGGCATTAAACAAAGTAAATATAGAGTTTTTAACAAAACAAATGGAAAAAGTTTTACAAGATATTGAAGAATTAAAAGATGGAGCAAGAGATATGCACTATAAAAATGGTAATGGCAAATGATTGAAACTGTGGTAGCTTTACTTATGTTTTGGGACGGAGAAATTAAAGAACACCGTATCCAAGAAAATATGGCTTCGTGTCTTCGTGCCCGACGTGTAGCGGAAAGAGAATATAATCCGAATGTATCATACAAATGTCTTCGTAGTGAAGCAGAAACAGAAATTTATTTAGGTGAAAAATCTATAAAAAAGCTTATACTAAAATAATGAAAATGACAGCAGAGATAGTTAATGGAGTCTGTCCTACGTGTGATGAGTACACACCATTAGTAGGATTAACACAACAATTTTATAGATGTATGACTTGTGGTGCAGATTTAGAACAACACGTAAATGGTGTTATAAGTTATATACCACGTTTACATAAACATACATTACAATCAGAAGTAGAACAATATTTTAATGGCGAAAAAAAGTAAATTTGGTGTATCTACAGCACCTCGTAATAAGCCTAAAAAAAGGCCTGGACGTCATACAAAATCATTAAATAAACACAAAAAAAGACAGAAAAAAAATAACGGTAGACCTTGACAGTCATCCTAAAAAATCCTACATTATAGTTATGAAAGTTGATAAGTTTATAAAATCTAAAATAGAAAAAAATTATTTTTTTATTAAAGGTAAAATACCTATTGATATTAAATATTTTATTAAAGAAATTGAAAAGGGTATAAAAGAAAAAGAAAACTTAAGTTTTAAAACTAATTTATTAAGTGAAATGACTCATTATCGTTATTTTATGAAAAATAAAAATTTTTTTAAAGTGATTTTAAGTATTTTAGATTTAATAGATGAAGAAAATTTAAATCATCATAGACCATATGAATTAGTTGATGCGTGGGGATTTAAACAAGGGTTTAGTCATTACACTCAAAAACATGATCATGTGCCGTCAATAATATCTGGGGCTATAATGTTATCAAAACATCCACAACATTTGTTTTTTTCGGAAATTAATCAAACTTTAGAATGTGAGCCAGGTAATTTTGCTTTATTTTCTAGTTTTTTGTTACACAAAAATAACAGAAATACAATTGATAAAAATAGATATGGTTTAAGTTTTAATTGGAATTGTAAAAATACATGACCAATCAACTTAAATTACTAAATCTACGAGCTAAAAAGAAAGGAACAATGAAAGAAAAAATAATAACATTAAAAGTAGAAGGTGCAGCACAAGGTCAATGGTCTAGTCTGTTGTTAGAACTTAATTTAATGAAACAAGCATGGAAACCTTATGGTGTTGACATAAATATAAAAGCATCTGGGTTAAAAAATGTTTTAACTCATGGAACGAGAGTAAATGATGGATCTAATACTACTAAACGACGGGCTATATAGTCTAGTATCAGTCACAAAAGAGATGATGGAAGGTATTGAAATACTTTCCGATATTAACTGTTTTGATTTATGTGACATACTACGATTACATTTAACCGAGTATCAAGAACCATGGAATGTTCATGTAATGAAGGACGACAGTGGAATTTTTTTTGGCTGTATTTGTCAGTAGTATTTTGTTACTACCCGCAGTTCTTTTACTGTGGATGTGGGATCAAGAAACACCTACCCTAAAGAGGGAAAAGTAAGGGTAGGTAATGGTGAGAAATTATCTCGCTATACCATTATTCTGCCACAATGTCAAATCGTGTTCTGTGGTGTGCAGGTAAACCTAATAAACATGTTGTGTTTATTAACTTCTTCTCGGCCCAGGTCTTCCATTTTTTTCTTAGATTCTTCATAACCAAACATTAAACAATCATACTGACTGTTAAACATATCAGGCCATTGATAGGGCGGCATACAAACCTGTTGAGTTTGTGAACAAATAATTAATGCTAAAATATATTTCATTGACAATCCTATAAAATCACCTATATTAGGGTTATTAAAT